GGATGTTAGAAAATACAGAGAAGTTTTGTAAGGATCGTGCAGTCTATAATGCGATCCTTAATTCCATTTCGATTATAGACGGACGAGATAAGGTTCATACAAAAGATGCTATTCCTTCTATTTTATCTGATGCTCTTGCCGTGTCTTTTGATAGTCATGTTGGTCATGACTACATCGAAGACTACGAAGCACGATACGAATTCTATCATCGTGTCGAGGAGAAACTTCCTTTTGACTTGGAGATGTTCAACAAAATCACCAAAGGTGGTTTGAGTAAAAAGACTTTGAATATCGCACTGGCTGGTACTGGTGTAGGTAAATCATTGTTTATGTGTCACGTTGCTGGTTCATGTTTGACACAAGGAAAAAATGTCTTATACATAACTATGGAAATGGCAGAAGAGCGAATCGCTGAACGTATTGATGCGAACAAACTTAATCTGACCATGGACGAGTTGAAAGTGATTGACAAAGACATCTTTGAAAATCGTATTGCAAAGATTAAAGATAAAACTGAAGGTAAACTTATCATTAAAGAATATCCAACTGCAGGTGCTCATGCTGGACACTTCCGTGCTCTGCTAGAAGAACTAAAGTTGAAACGTGAATTCAAACCTGATATTATCTTTATTGACTATCTGAACATCTGTGCAAGTCAGCGAATGAAACAAGGTGCAAATGTTAATTCTTATACATATGTAAAGGCAATAGCAGAAGAGTTGAGAGGTTTGGCTGTAGAGTATAATGTGCCAATCGTTTCAGCAACTCAAACTACTCGTTCTGGATATACAAATTCAGATCCAGGACTAGAAGATACGAGTGAATCATTTGGTTTGCCAGCCACAGCTGACTTTATGTTTGCATTAGTTAGCAATGAAGAGTTGGAAGCATTGAATCAGATTATCGTTAAACAGTTGAAGAATCGTTACAACGATCCAAGTTTCTATAAGAGATTTGTGATTGGTATTGATAGAGCAAAGATGAAACTGTATGATGTAGAAGCATCTGCACAAGAAAATCTATCTGATGCAGGACAAGATGATGAACCAATGTTTGATAAGTCTTCATTTGGTCGCAGACAAAAAGCAGAATCATTCGAGGGATTTAAGTTTTAGGAGATAAGATATGGTAAAGGTAATCGTAGCAAAACAGAAGTATGATGCTTCTCATTTATTGGGTCAGTTCGTTGATGAACGACACTACGATATTTTGGTTGAAGAAGATTGTGACGTGTATGCACCACCAGATTGCGATCTTGGCACTCAGGTAGCGTGCACAAACGAATGTGACTCATGTGATAAGGGTACAGACGAGAAGAAAATTATCTTCAAATTCCGTAAGAACTTCTTCTCAAAAGAGATGCAAGAGCAAGCGTATCTCGGTCTGCGTGAAGCTGCAACTGAAACTCAGAATCGTGGTATTGCAGCTGGTCCACGTGAAGGTAAATTAGGTAATCGTGAGTGGGTTACAGACTATGAGTTTGATGTGATTGATTACTTCAGCAATCCAAAATCTAATCTTTTTGGTGCAGACCCTGTTGAAGAAATCAAAGAAGCACATAAGAATAAACCACCACAACCATCTAATAAAAACAACGTCTGGTCTATTCAGGCAGTTAAAGAAGATGAGTTTGATTTTGAACGCTGGGTGAATACTGTTAAGCATATGACACCTGAAGATCAAAAAGAAGAAACTCGTCGTATGGTTCAGAAGTATATCTGCCAAACTACGTATGCCAATGGTGTTATGTCTGGTATTGCTGGTTGGTACGATCGTTATCCACGTATCCCTTATGGTCGTGCGACATCTTACACTGCCAACAACTTTGAGAAGTTCAAGATGGCTTATCCATTCCTTCAGCATCTTGCTAAAGGTTTCAAGGATTTGCTACCATGGCGATTCAATAATCAAATGGAAGCTGCAAAGAAACTAGACCCAGCATTCCTAGTTCCAGGAACTCCGTTCACTACAATTACTGTGAACAAAACATTCCGCACTGCTGCACATTATGACGCAGGTGATTTGGATACAGGTTTGTCTAACCTTCTAGTTCTATCTAACAATGGTAACTATAAAGGTGGATACCTAATTGCTCCAGAATATCGTGTTGCTGTTAATGTGCGTCCAGGAGATTTGCTACTGATTAACAATCACGAAGTTATGCATGGTAATACACCAATTGAACTTCTTGATGAAGACGCAGAACGAGTATCATTGGTTTGCTACTTCCGTGAGAACATGCTTCAGTTGGGTAGTAAAGCATACGAAGACTGCCGTAGAGAGTATGTTGATTCACGCAGACTTGATAAGAATCATCCAGGACACAAACATCCAGATGGAACAGATCGTCATCTATGGAATGGTGTAAGTCCTGGAATGTGGGATGAACAAGAGTGGTATGATTATTGTGAAGCAAAAGTTGGTCGTGCAGAACTACTCAAGATGCACCCAGAATCAAATAAACAATCTCTTGAGGAGTTCTTCGGATAATGTGTGCAATCGTTGGAGCAGTAATTGCTAAACCCACTACGGAAGATTTGTTAATGCTTTATCGTGTGTTCCTTGAGTCTAAAATTCGAGGAATGCACGCTACTGGAATTTCATATGTTAAAAGTAATAAAGTTATCACTGAGAAGTTGCCAGTCCCTGCCGATGAGTTTCCTTTTACGTTTGCAGAGTATGTTAATGAAGATGGAAATCTATACATTGTGGGTCACTGTCGTTATAGCACTAGCGATCTTGAGTATAATCAGCCAATTGGTAATGATGATAAGTCAATAGTTCATAATGGAGTTATTACTCAAGAACTACCAGAGAATTGGAAACAGATTTACGGATACGATTGTGTTACAAAGAATGATTCTGAATTGGTTTTACATTCTAACGATCCATTGATTGAGTTTTCTCATATGTCTATGGGTGTTTGCGAATTGAATGCAAACAAAACAATGAAAGTTTATCGCAATGGTAAACGACCATTATATTTGTCTGCAATGTCTAATGGGTGTATAATTACTTCTACTCGAGATATTGCCAAACGTGCAAATGTCAAAGGTATAACTGAAGAAGTTCCAATGAATACATACTTAACATTTGATGAACATCTTGCAATGATGGTTGAACAACGAGTTGTTGCAGATGCTGTGGATTTACAACACTATGAATTTTGTTAATTCTACTAAAGTAGAAGAACTAATCAAAAATAGTCCAGCTGGTAAGAACACCAAGTTCTTATCGGCTGCACATTCATTGTGGTATCGTTTTAAGAACTATGAGAAATCTCCACCACTTGTCCTTGAAGATAATGGTGAGGTTGTTTGTTTAATTTTCGCAACTTTTAATCGTGATGGATACACTAATCTCTACGAAATTGTTACACTGGAAGGACATGAAGGTAAGGGGTATGCTAGCAAGTGCTGGGATGCTTGGATCAAATACGCAGTTGAAGAACGTAAATCACAACGTCTTAAAATCTCATGCACTCCATCCAGTGTCACGTGGCACTATAAAAACGGACTCATCTGGTGGGCAGTCGATCCAACAGGATCTCTTAGAAGTGACCAGCCACTATTTGGGACTAGAGCCGAACAGATAGCATATCGTGATAATGCTATCGTAAATCCACTTCAAGCACTACCACCATACAAAGCACGAGAGCAATTTCGTGGTGAAGGATTAGAATCCTACAAGTGGGGTGAGAAGAAGAAATCAAAAACACAGACAGCGATTGATGCTGTTGGTAAAGCATGGTTACGTGATGCACTTATGGAACAACCATCACTGGAAGAATTTTTAGTATAATGGATTATCGTTTAGAACAAAATCGCAAGGAAGCGTTCATTCGTTGGTATGCATGGTCATTGAAATATGATGACTGCGATCCAGCAGTTTGGTGCACGAATTATCTTCACAAAAGATATGAACACAACGATGAGCAACGTCTTTGGTTAGCATGGTTGTATGGTAACACTTACTATCTCCCAACAGCATGGGTATTGATGAATGAATTCCCAGACTTTGAGTTAGCCACAGTAGATCGTATGACTCAATGGAACACTGCTAATTATAAACGACTACGTTATCAAACTGATACAAAATGGAACAAAGGTCATCTCCCTGCCATGTTCGCATCTTATCAACAATTCATCGGGAGTGATACACAACGAAAGAAAATGGAGTCACATTATGGATACACTGAGGAGGACAACTTTGATGCTTTGTGGAAAAGCGTTAAGTCTAGCCTGCATAAGTTTGGTCGTTACAGCACTTGGTTTTATCTTCAGCATCTTAAGCATACCGCTGGTGTTCCTATCAATCCTACTTCTCTCATGTTGGACGATTTTGATGGCTCTCGCTCTCATCGT